AATCGCTCAATATCATCATTATTACGATTGGCTTCCATCAACTCTTCAAACTCTTCTTTAATGAGATTCAAATACAACTTCGCATTACCATCTGAAATGCCTTGATCACATGCACTCATAAATACCTTCACATCAGTCCACATTCAATAACTCCTCATAAATGTCACGATATTTAATAAATTCACCAATGTACTCGTTCCGCTTTTTTACAAAAATTTGTGATTCATCTCCTTCTACTGCGATCATTACAACAAGATTTGGAACTGGAATTCCTGTTCGCTCTTCATACATGACTGCGTATGCTGAACATTGCATAAAATAATTTTGAATCCATCCTTCTTCTTTTCTCTTATTGGCAGTTTTGAAATCAATAACTGAAAGTTTATCTTCAAACTCAGCAATACAGTCTACCCGTCCTGCTACTCTGAGATGATTTGAATACAATGGAACTTCTAGTGCATGTATGTTGTTTACATATTGATCCAAAAGAGGTTGAAGTGTCTTGAACATAACTATAGCATTTGGCATTTGCTTTTGCAAGTAATCATCTTGATTATTTAAGTAATCTTCACAGATTTTGTGGACTCTTGTGCCTCGACTTGCGGCTCTTGTAGAAATTCGATTTGCTTCTTCTTCACCAACACGCTTACGCCATTCCATGATGCTTTGTTTGTTGTACTGGGAAGTAATAGTGGTCACAGAGGGATATTTGTTTCCCTCTGGTGTCAAATAGAATCGCTTGCCGTTAATTGTTTCTGTGTTTAAATCATAATCAATGTCGCAACCTACATGTTTAAATTCCACGATTACATCCTTTTAGTTATGCTCATTCTCTATATAGTCTTCATGTTTTAATTTCGCAAGAATGTAATCTTTCACAAGTGAGGAACGAACAATATCATCTACAGTAAACTCAATGCGAGTAAATGACTGCATGTGGTAGGCAATGTCAAAAAACTTAAGAAGACCAGATTTGTCATTGGCTCTTCTCAAGTCTGTCTGGCGATAGTCACCACACCAAATAATCTTTGAACGATAACCGACCCGTGTCATTACGGTGTCAATCTCTTCAAAGTTCATATTCTGTATTTCGTCTACGATAATAATAGCATCATCAAATGACATACCACGAATAAAAGAAGTAGAAATGAATTCCACATAACCTTGTTCTTCAAGTCTCTGCCACGCATCCCTTCTGCCAAATAGTGTCTCACAGATTTGTCTGTAAGGTTGCTGATAGATTTCTAGTTTCTCATCAGCGCCACCTGGCAAGTGACCAATCTCTCTGGACTGAACTGCTGACCGAACTACGATAATCTTATTAAAAAATGTACTCTTATCTAGTACCTCTTCGATTGCTTTGTAAAGTGCTATAAAGGTTTTACCTGTACCAGCAACGCCATGAAGCGCCATGAAATAATCACCACGCTTGTAGGCGTCAAAGAATTTTTTCTGATTTTCTGTTAAAGGTTCAAAAGTTTTTAAATCATCTATGCGGACTTTGAGTGTATTGTTTACTGCTCTTGTTTTAGGTTGTGTGTCGATCTCAGTATTTGCAACTTCTTTTCTTCTTGCCATGTATGTCCTTTCGTTATTGTTATTATCACAGGAACATGATCAATTACCAGACTTTTTTCTCCATTCTTTGACAATACGATCTGTCTTTGCTTGTTTGATCGACTTGCGTAGATGTCTGTCTGCTAGAGGCGACTCTGGATGTGCCTCAGATATTTTCGTAAGAACTTCATTGAACCCACTATCTGATTTCACTCCAGTACCTGACACGACCATAGGTGCTTCATCAAAATATCTTTCGTGTGTTGGAAATTCTTTTTTGTAATCATCTAACTCACTCATTCGAATGTTTACATCAAAAATTTCATTTGTTTCTAAATCTTTAAACGTGTAAACGGGCATCTTCGTATAAACCCAACCTTTCATTTTCATCTACCATCTTCTGCAAACATCCTTCAGTAAACCACCAAGGGATTGTTTGATTAGTCCATTTTGCAAAACGAACTTTCTCGTTTATATAGTATTTCCAATAAGACATGATAGAATCACCTGGTACTTTACAATAATCTGGCATTGCTGGTGGTGGTTGTGTAAAGTTTGTGTCAGGAATATTTTCTGGCCATGCGTACAATACGTCACGATACTTTTCACATGCATGATGTTTGCCATATCGTCTTGTGTATTCTGCTAAGAGATAATTCCACATTTGATTGAGCCAGACATAATTCTGCTTGCTTTGTCTTGTCCATACTGCTGACGGATGATTAATATGAGATGCCTTCATTAGACCATTCTCATACTTTTCATTAGTCATGCGCCAGCGTTTGATGTTGCGATTGTTTGCAGTCTTGTCGATATATTCTTCGCCGTCAAGAACACGATGAGCCGTAGACATCAATTGTGCATATTCAATGATCATCTTGACCACATGTTTATCACAATGGCTTTCTGCACAAACTTTTGGATCAAAGTCTAGAAAGAAAATATTCATTTGGTTTCCAGAAGAGTTCGCCCTTGAATTTCCCAATAATTTTCAACTGCTTTTTTTGCAAAGTCATTATTGATATAATGACCAAGAATATTTTCTTCTGTTGCAGTTACAGGAATTTTGGCACCAAATATTTTAGTGTGTGCCATGTTGTACACTTGACCAACAATTCGTCCATCATCTTTTCGAAAGTAATAAAATGTACCGTTCTCTGCATCTTTCCATTCAAGTTCTACCATTGTATTATTCCTATAACGATTGCAATAATTAAAAGAGGACCAAATATTTCCATGAGAGTAAACCCTCCTATTCTTTCTTTGAGTTGATACTCAAGAAGCCAAATTACCATTGACCATCGTCTATTACGACTCTTAGCCATATCGGACCCAAATGCACAACATTGTCTTGATTTGTGTTCCATCCAAACTGCCAATGAAAAGGATTCACTACAACGCCAAACCAGATGCCCGAATATTTACAATAATTCAGTATTTGTGACATCATGATATACTACATCCTTTTTCAATCTTTTCAAATTGTAGTATGCAATGAATTTCAAAGCATCATTCAAATTATCATACTTAAGTTTTTCTCGTATGTCAATCCAAAAGAAAAAAAATTTTCTTTGTGGGATATATTCACTTCCGCTTTCTTTGATGATTTGTTTGATTCGATATTTCATTAGTCTGTATGTGGTGGTAAGTCATAATCGGGATCACCTGGTGCTGGGTCACGAACATTCATTAAAGCATCTCCTTCAGTTGAGTAATTGTTGTATTCACATCTGTATGTAGTATTGCACTACCTCCATATTTAGTAAACTCTTCAGTTACGTCTGGCGTATCATCAATGAGTACATTTCCCTTGTACGAAAAGAAACGCTTCACTCGGCGACCAGGAACTAAGTTGGCTGGATACCACACTTTAGCATTGTTCAACCAGATTATCTTTTGATCTCGGACTTCTCCATGATACTTAGCGCCAGCGGTTGACGATAGAATTTCAACTTTTACATTCAGACTGTTCACAAAGTCAAGCAATTCTTTCGCACCTTCAAACCAATCAAGGGTTTCAAACTGGCGACTCATTACAAATTCAGCCCAGTTGGAAGATTTCTTTTTGTTGGGTCGATCTTCACTTGCCGCATTCTCACCAAAAAGTTCAGCGTACCGCCGATGAAAATCGGTCAGTACGCCGTCCATGTCAATATAAATTTTTCTTATTGTCATAATATAGAAGAGGGCCGAAGCCCTCGTAATTAGATAGTACCGTCAACTACACTCTTTGCGAATTCACGATCCTCAAAGTCAGTAATGTCGGTGTCAATCTCATCAAGAACATCAACGGGCGCAACTGCTACTTTCTTCACTTCTGTCTTTGCAGGAGCAGAAGCCTTCACAGTCTTAACTGTTGCTTTTGTCGCAGACGCAACTTGAGGTTTGAAAGAAGTAAACCCTTTGTTGTTGAGATACTGCTTCATTTCATCAACATTGACAAGTTCGTACCCAGTCACTTTGCGACCGTCACGATAAGTCTTGATGACTGCGCCACGCTTTTTGGCACGCCACAACTCTGTAGCGATTCGATACATCGAACCGTACTCAAGGTCAGACTCAATGTCGGAAGGGGTAACAACACCTGTGCGACTTGCAAGGGC